CTCCTAGAGGTAGAATGTTAGCAGATGATTACTATGATGCTTACAATCTCGGTGGTGACGTACCTGCAAAAAAACCTATGGTTATGAAGGGTGGCAAGAAAATCCCAGCATACGCTGCAGATGGTATTGGCAAAATGAACAAAGGTGGAATGACTAAGAAGTCAGGCTACATGGGCGGCGGTATGGCTAAGAAGAAGTCAGGTTACATGGGGGGCGGTATGACAAAGAAAAAAGGTGTCATGACTTACAACATGGGTGGCATGGTCAAATCCCAAGTTAATAATTTAAAAGGAAAGAAATAATGGCTATACCAGTTTTAATTATGCTTGGAGGTCAGCTACTACGTATTGCGGCCCCTAAAGTTGTAAAACAACTCGTAAAATTAGGTGGAAAACTTGTACAAAAAGCACCTAAAGGTAAGACTCCTGTAAATGTAAATGCAGGTAATATATCTACAGTTGTTAAAAGTGCTAGGGGTAAAAAAGTTGTACCTAACTCAGGCTCAAAAGGTACACAATTAACTAAACCTAAAAATACACAAGGCGTGACAGGTGGTAGGAATACACAAGTAGCTAAACCTAACAACACTTCTGTAGCTAAACCTAGAGCTAACTCAGGTTCAAAAGGTACACAAGTAGCTAAACCTAAAAACACTTCTGTAGCTAAACCTAGAGCTAACTCAGGTTCAAAAGGTGGTGATAGCAAGGTTGTAGGTATTAACCCTAAAGCATTTAGAGGTGCAGCTACTAAAGCACAGCTATTGGGTACTGTACTTGATAGCAAGAATGTTACTACAAAACCTGTGCCTGCTTCAAAGCCTTCTGGCCCTTCCAAACGTCCTAACAATAGGCCGTCTCCAAAGGTTGCACCTTCTGGCCCTTCTACACGGCCTAACAACAAGCCTACTTCAGGTGCAATGACGCTTAGGACTTACTTAAATAAAGCTATTGATAAACGAGGGTCTACTTTGTCAAAAGAAAAAGCTAAAGGTAAGAACTTTAAGAGTATTGCTGCAGCTAAAAAAGGCAAAAGTTTGTATTACATGAAAGGTGATACAATTATGGCGGCTGTGTATAAAGAAGACCTTAAAAAGTAATGCATAACGGGATTGCAAACTTGTATGTAGTCCTTTAAGTCAAAGCATGGTATAACTGTCTGTGGTAATACATAGAGGAGTTATACCATGTTTAAAACATTTATCAAAGCACTACAAGACAGTCAAATGCGTAGAGTACAATACTGGCAGTTAGTTAATATGTCAGATTCTGCGCTTAGAGACATTGGAGTCACACGTGGCGAGATCAAAAGCAAGTTCTACAATAAAGAAGACATCTAAAGTAAATGAGGCGGGTAATTATACTAAGCCTGCTTTGCGTAAGCGTCTTTTTGCAAGGATTAAAGCTGGAAGCAAAGGGGGTGCGGCAGGTCAATGGTCAGCCCGTAAAGCACAGATGCTTGCCAAAGCATATAAAGAAGCAGGAGGAGGATACAAGTCATGAAGGGTGTAAAACATTATAAGAAGGACGGTACTGAACATAAAGGTAATACTCACAAGATGCCTGACGGTTCTTTGCACACTGGTAAAGCACACAGTAAAACAAGTGTAAAACTTTTTCACTTTAAAGATTTAAGCAAGACCGTACAAGCTAAGTTAAAAAAAAAGTAGTTAAAATGAACGAGGGTGGTTTGGCTGCAAGTCAAAAAAGCCTTAACTCATGGACTAAGCAGGATTGGAGAACTAAGAGTGGTAAACCTTCTACGCAAGGTTCAAAAGCTACAGGAGAACGTTACCTTCCAGCTAATGCTATCAAGGCTATGGGTGCTGGGGCGTATGCAGCTTCTACAGCTAAAAAGAGAGCGGATACTGCAAAAGGTAAGCAAGTCTCTAAGCAACCTAAAAGGGCGGCTAAAGCTGCCAAGCCGTACAGGAAAGTAACATGAGTAGAGTACTAAACGAAAAGCAACAACTCTTTATGCAAGTCTTGTTTGATGAGGCACAAGGAGATGTTGTACAAGCTAAGAAGCTGGCAGGTTATGCAGATGGCTCTGCTACTAAGACTATTATAGAGGGCTTAAAAGATGAAATCTTTGAGGCTACAAAGTCTTACATGGCGCGTCTTGGACCTAAAGCTGCTGTAGCTTATGGTAGTGCTTTGGTTGATCCTACACAGTTAGGCATTAAAGAAAAAATGGTTGCAGCAGGACAGATACTTGACCGTGCTGGTGTAGTTAAGACTGAGAAGGTTGCAGTAGAAGCTAGTGGTGGTTTGTTTATCTTGCCGCCTAAAGAAAGTAATGATGATTAAGCACTTTGCGTTTAATGACTTAGGTTATTGGATGTTACCTAAGCCTAAGAAGCTACGACATTGGGAGAGAATACCAAGGCTAGTTAAGTTTATACCTTTTGGCTATGAGATAGACCCAAAAGATGATAGTTGGTTAAACCCTATTGAGAAAGAGTTAGAACTATTAGAGCTTGCAAAGAAACATTTAAAGCGGTACAGTTACAGAGAAGTTTCTGCATGGCTCACTACACAGTCAGGCAAAAGCATATCTCACATGGGCTTAAAAAAGAGGGTAGACCTTGAGCGAAAACGTAAAGCAACTGCTAGAATCAAACGCAAGCTTGCCAAAAGGCTCCAAGAAGCGATCACGCAGTACGAAACGCTTGAAAAAGAAAGGACAGGCTACTACACCTGTCCAGCCGAGTAAAAGTGTTTCACGTGAAACAGTTCCAGCTACGGTTATACCTGCGCCGTTTGATGTAGAAGAAGCACAAAACATTGTCTTTAAGCCTAACGCAGGGCCACAGACAGATTTTCTAGCATCAGGTGAGCGTGAGGTGTTGTACGGGGGTGCAGCAGGTGGCGGTAAGAGCTACGCTACACTAGCTGACCCCTTACGCAACCTAAACCATCACGCATTTAGCGGATTGCTTGTGCGTCACACTACAGAGGAACTTAGAGAGCTTATACAGAAAAGTCAAGAGTTGTACCCTAAAGCAATTCCCGGCATTAAGTGGTCAGAGCGTAAGTCTCAGTGGGTTACACCTAGAGGTGGTCGCATTTGGATGAGCTACCTAGATAAAGACCAAGACGTTATGCGCTATCAAGGACAGGCGTTTAACTATATAGCATTTGATGAGTTAACACAATGGAGTACGTCCTTTGCGTGGAATTATATGCGCTCAAGATTACGTAGTGCTTCTCCTGAGTTAGGCTTGTACATGAGGGCCACGACAAATCCGGGTTCTGTTGGTCATCAATGGGTTAAGAAGATGTTTATTGATCCTTCAGAGCCTAACAAGCCTTTTTGGGCTACAGATATTGAGACAGGTAAAACATTAGCTTACCCTAGAGGACACACTAAAGAAGGTCAACCTTTATTTAAACGTAGGTTTATACCTGCAAGTTTATTTGATAATCCATATTTAGCTGACAGCGGCGATTATGAGACTATGTTGTTGTCTATGCCAGAACATCAACGTAAGCAACTACTAGAAGGAAACTGGGATGTCAATGAGGGTGCAGCGTTCCCTGAGTTTAATAGACAAGTTCACGTTGTTGAGCCTTACGACATTCCTAATAGTTGGGCGAAGTTCAGAGCTTGCGATTACGGTTACGGCAGTTGGACAGGCGTTGTGTGGTTTGCTGTATCACCCTCTGAGCAACTTGTAATTTATAGAGAGATGTATGTCACTAAAGTTACTGCTACTGACTTAGCGGATTTAATATTAGAGGCAGAGTCAGATGATGGCACCATAAGATACGGCGTGTTGGACTCGTCCCTTTGGCATAAAAGAGGTGACACTGGTCCTAGTCTAGCAGAACAAATGATTATGAAGGGCTGTCGCTGGAGACCTTCTGATCGTTCTAAAGGGTCTAGGGTGTCAGGCAAAAATGAGATACACCGCCGTTTGCAGGTAGATGAGTTTACTGAGGAACCCCAACTCGTATTCTTCTCTACCTGCACCAACTGCATAGCACAGATACCTAGTATACCTCTTGATAAGCGTAACCCTGAAGATGTAGACACAAACGCAGAAGATCACTTGTACGATGCTTTGAGGTATGGTATCATGACAAGACCTAGAAGTTCCTTGTGGGATTTCAACCCTTCAACACAGAGAAGCGGTTTTCAAGCCGCTGATCCAGTATTCGGATATTAAATATGGACCCAGATGATTTCACAACAGACTTTGAGACTAACTTAGAGTCAGGGCAATCCTCACACATTGAAGACGTTACAACTGAGAGTATGAGTGATCCTAAGACGGGTCAAATTATTAACTTAGTTATGGAACGCTTTAAGAAAGCAGAGGACGCACGTTTTACTGATGAGCAACGTTGGATGGATGCTTACCGCAACTATCGTGGTCTGTACAACAATGAAGTACAATTCACAGAAACAGAAAAGTCCCGTGTATTTGTCAAGGTAACTAAAACTAAGACATTAGCTGCATATGGTCAGATTGTAGATGTACTCTTTGGTAGTCACAAGTTTCCATTAGCTATTGACCCTACTACGCTGCCAGAGGGCGTGGCTGAGTCCGTACACTTTGATGCTTCTCCTAAAGCAGAACAAGGTGTAGATCAATTAAAAGAGACCTTTACGCCACCTGTATTTGGCTCTGATGATGCACAGCTACAACCGGGCGAAACTATGGATAGCTTGCGTGAACGTCTAGGTGGTATGGCTAAGAAGCTAGAGCCTGTAGAAGATAAACTTATTGAAGGTCAAGGTACGTTACCTACAAGCATTACTTTTAATCCTGCACTTATTGCAGCTAAGAAGATGCAAAAGAAAGTACATGATCAGCTAGAAGAGTCGGGTGCTAACAAGCAACTGCGCCTAGCTGCTTTTGAGACTGCTTTGTTTGGCACAGGTATTATGAAGGGGCCATTTGCCGTAAATAAAGAGTACCCTAATTGGGATGACACTGGCGAATACAAGCCTACTATTAAAACTGTGCCATCTACTAGCCACGTTTCTATTTGGAACTTCTACCCTGACCCTGATGCAGCTAACATGGATGAGGCTGAGTATATCGTTGAGCGACACAAGATGTCACGCTCACAGGTTCGTGCATTAAAGGGTAGACCTTTCTTTCGTGATAACGCCATTGATAAGTCTCTTGCTATGGGTGAGTCCTACGAGAAGAAATGGTGGGAGCAAGCAATGGAGGATGACGCTCAAAGCGGTAAAGCAGAGCGTTATGAAGTACATGAGTTCTGGGGTTTTGTTGACAAGAGTGTTCTTAAAGACTACGGTGTAGAGGTTCCTAAAGAACTAAAAGATGTAGAACAGGTAAATGTAAACATTTGGGTATGTCACAACCAAGTTCTGCGTCTTGTAATGAATCCATTTAAACCTGCACTTATTCCTTACTACGCTGTACCTTATGAGCTTAATCCGTATAGCTTCTTTGGCGTAGGTATAGCTGAAAATATGGATGACACACAGACTCTTATGAATGGGTTCATGCGTATGGCTGTAGATAATGCAGCCTTAAGTGGTAATATGCTTATTGAAGTAGATGAAACCAACCTAGTTCCCGGCCAAGATTTAAGTGTGTACCCCGGAAAAGTCTTTAGACGTCAAGGGGGTGCGCCCGGACAAGCTATTTTTGGCACTAAGTTTCCTAACGTGTCAGGCGAGAACATGCAGATGTTTGACAAGGCACGTGTATTAGCAGACGAGAGTACAGGCTTTCCTAGTTTTGCTCATGGTCAGACAGGAGTTTCAGGTGTCGGACGTACAGCTTCTGGCATTAGTATGCTCATGTCTGCTGCTAATGGTTCTATACGGAATGTAATTAAGAACGTAGATGATTATATGCTTAAGCCTTTAGGTAAAGCGTTCTTTAACTTCAACATGCAGTTTGACTTTGATCCTGAGATTAAGGGTGACTTAGAGGTACGCGCACAAGGTACTGAGAGCTTGATGGCTAACGAAGTGCGTAGCCAACGTTTGATGCAGTTCTTGCAAGTAGCACAAAATCCTGTACTGGCACCGTTTGCTAAGATGGATTACCTTATTCGTGAGATTGCAGTTAGCATGGATTTAGACCCTGAGAAGCTTACAAACAGTTTGCAAGACGCCGCTATCCAAGCGGAGATACTCAAGCAGTTCCAGCAGCCTCTACCACAACCACCAGAGGGTGGAGTTCCCCAGTCAGGTACTACCCCACCCCAAGGCGCAGCACCCACAGGACAGGCTCCTACGGGGCCACAGGACGCATCAGGTGGGGGTGGCGGTAACATTGGTGTAGGCTCTGCACCTGCGCCGGGAGAACAAGGATTTACTGGAAGGCCACAATAATGAGTTTTGCAAGTATGGTAGGCAAAAGCCTTTCAAAGTCTATTAAGGGTACAGACGATGAAACTGTTGGTGCTTTTATAGAAGTAGCAACTCCTGTTAAGAGTGTAGGTCGTAAGGGCAATAAAAGTATTGTAAGGGATACTGTTGCTAGTGGTAAATATAAGGGTACTGATAAGCCTGTAATTGTTAAGCCTACAGAAGCTTCGACAGAGGGTCTTATGCCTAGACAACAGAGGGCTACAAAGTCAGAAACTTCTGTTAGTGTTATGCCAGCACCGGGAAAGTTTTTTGACCCTTCAAAACCTGCCTATAAAGGGGATGGTATGACAGGGATGTTAAAGGGGGCTGACATTGATTTAGACTTAGACTTTGGTAACTATATAGTTATGGGTAAAAAACCTCAAGACGTTAGTAATAAAACTTTTCAAAACTTATTTATTACACCTCGTATTTCTAATAAAGAGTTGTCTACACTAGCATCTAAAACCACACGAAGTAAAGTTAAAGTAGATAATAAAGCTATTGCTAGAGCAAATCAATATGATGGCCCTGATTTATCATTAGAAGATATGCAAGATAACTACAAATTAAACACAGGTAAAGAAGGGAGCGTGTACAGGACTAATTTAGTGCAGCCTAGTCTGTTTAAAGTAGACGGAAATAAAAGAATTAATCATCCTATTGTTGCAGTTCAAGCAATGTCAGGCCCAGAAGCATCAAAGGCTTTTGCGGGTAAGGCAACTAAACATTATTATGCTTTAGATATGCAAATGGTTGGGCCTGTTAAGATGGATAGAATTACAAGTCGTAATAAAGATGGTACGGTTCCTCAACCTAATCTAAGACCTGCTACTGTGGGAAATGTTAATTTAGGTAATAAAATTGGTGAGATAAAACTAGGTGAAAATTCTCACGATTTATATGACTATATAGAAGTAGATGGTTCTATGTCTATGGCTGATGAAATTAGAAAAGTGGCAAAGTATAAACTAGGTGGATTAGTGCAAAGGCCAACCAAATGAGCCAACTAAAGAAACTCGTAAACGATAAACCCTTATGGGATGCTTTTGAGGCTGAACTAGAGGAGCGCATTCAAGGTAGTTACAAGGCGTTTTCACAAACAGATGACCCTATAGTTATGAATAGAATGCAGGGTGCAGTACACACTTTAACTGCGCTTAAACAATTAAGATTAAAGGTAAACGCTAATGGATGAACAGATGGAAATGGCTTTAGGCCAAGCTGAGACAGTAGACCCTGTATCAGGCAATGATGTACCTCCGGGATCGTTACCAGAGGAAGTAAGGGATGACATTGATGCCAAGCTATCTGAGGGGGAGTACGTTGTTCCTGCTGATGTTGTTCGTTTCTTTGGGGTAAAATTCTTTGAAGATTTACGTATGGAAGCAAAAATGGGCTTGCAACAGATGGATGCAGATGGTAGAATAGGCGGTGAACCAGTACCAGCAGAAGCACCTCAAGTAGAGGACAGTGAAGACTTGGCTAAACTAAAAGCTGCACTTTCTGAGTCAGGCATGTATGCTGGTGGTTTAACTGATGGGGGAACTCTTGATAACTTTATTGATGACGCTTCTCGTAGTCCTATGGTTAATGGAAGAATGAGAGCAAGTGGGGCTACAGTTAATATGGCTGTTGGCGGTTTAATTCCTACAGGCACCTATGGGGATGCTACTAAAGTAGACGGTATTATTAAACAGCTTATGACTGCAGCTAACAAAGACCCTGCGTTAATGGAAAAGCTTGCCAGTAAAGGTATTATGGTTAACAAGACAGGTGCAGATAAAAAGTCTGCTGAAATGCAACAAGCTAATAAACCCCAAGAGCCTATTGAGGCTAGAGAGGGTACTCTTGTATCTCCTAAAGATCAAACTTTACCACAGTTTCCTAGAAATCAGGCTGGTAAGGTAGTATTAACAAATCAAACTATACCAAAGTTTCCTATAGGTAGTTTTGGACAAACAGTTTTACCATCACAAACTGACCCATTTGATTCGTTTAGAAACTTTGGAACTTTAGGTGGTAGTAGTTTTAGTTTTGGAGCCGCCTCAGAGGAGGAAGAAGATTTCATTAAAAAGTATCTTAATCCAAAAGGTATTCCAAGAGTAGTAATACTTATTGACCCAGACGGTAACGAAATTCCTGTGGCGTGGAATACAAAGATGAAGATACCAGAAGGATTTACTTTAAAAGATGATTTATCTTATGAGTCTTATTTAGCTGGTACTTCAAAGACAGAGGCTTCGGGATTGACTTCAGTACCTTACTCAATGGGTACTGAGGATGAGGATCGTAAGACAGGTGATGATTCTGATTCAGGTCCGTATGGTCAAGTAACTTCTGCAAATACTCGCAAAGATGGTAGCATTAGTAGTGCTGACAAGGATGGAATAGGTTTTTTATCAGTAGGTGATTTATCAGAAAAGACTACAAAACAACTTACAGATATGCTAAATAAAAATAAAAAAATAGGTAAAACTACTACTGTTTTATCTATGGCCGCTGGTTTAAATCCTCTTGTAGCCCTTGGTGCTAACGCCTTTATGGCTATGAAAGGTTCCTCACAAAAACGCCAAGTAAATGAAGAACTAAAACGTAGGAAAGAGGAATCCATTGAAAAAGGCGAGTGGGACTCTTTAAATAAAGATGAAAAAAACGCAATAGAGGCAGCTCTAAAGCAAACTGATCCAAGGCTTAAGGCTTCAAAGAATAGATATGGCCCAAAAGAATATGAAGAAAGAGGTCCATTAGGACAATTCTTTGCAGATATAGGTGATGCTATCTTTGGGGATGTTTCTGGTAACAAATCAGGTAGTTCTAGTTCGTCTACAGAAAAAGTACAAAATGTACAAGAAAGAAGTATTAATAATGCAGTTCAGCAAGTTTTAAATGTTGAAAAACAAGAAAAACAAGCCGCTGCAGATCAGCAAGCTTCTCAAGCTGCTCAAGCTAGACAGCAAGTAAGAGCAGGGATGCAACGTCAAGATTTCAGGCCAACAGGTAATCGTCAGTTAGATGAACAAAGAGCCAGAAATTTAGAGGCTGGCATTATAACTAGAGTTGATCAAGGTGGCTATCAATATAGTGGTCCTGCATCAGGTATGCAAGAGTACAGAAACCAGCAAGATGCAGCACAAAGTCGTAGAAGAACAGATGCTATTAACAAATCCTTTGGTACAAGCTTTGGCTATGGTTCAACTGGTGACGCTTCATCAGGTAACTATCGTTCTTACACAGGTGGCTTAGTCTCTATGCCAGCAGCTAAACAAAACAACAAGAAACAAACAACCCAGCGCAGAAAAGGCTTAGGCACTAGGCCATAATAATAATAAAAAGGAAAACTAATGCCACCAGAACTAACAACTATGGAGAAACCTAAAGTAGCAGGTTTTGTAGATAGCAACTATCGCAATGCTAATGCACGGCGTATTGCTGAAGAAGAAGCTGAGATTGCTAAATTTGATGCAGCCCAAGAGGGGGGCGATGAGCAACAAGAAGAGCAGGATCAAGAAAGTGTTGCAAAAGAGCAACAGGTTGATGCTAAGGAGCCTGAGACAGGGGAAGAACGTACATACAAGAAACGGTATGATGATATTCGCAAACTTCAAAGCAACACTGCAGCAGAACTAAAGGCTATCAAAGCTCAACTAGAGAACGCTAAAAATCAAGGTAGTGTACGTCCACCTAAGAGTGATGAGGACATTCAAGCTTGGGCAGAAAAGCACCCTGATGTAGCTGCTATTGTTGAGACTATTGCTGAAAAGAAAGCACAAGAAAAGTTCAGCATTGCAGAAGATCGTTTACGTGAAATAGATGAAATGTCTGCAGAGGCTAATCGTAGTAAATCTATGGATGCTATTCGTGAGTCACATAGTGATTTTGACGATCTTAAGGAAAGCGATGAGTTTCACGATTGGGCAGGAGAGCAACCTAAGTGGGTACAGGATGCTTTGTATGAGAACCAAGATGATCCACGCTCTGTAGTACGGGTCATTGATCTATACAAGTCAGACAAGGGGTTAGACACTAAGTCTCGTAAGAAGTCATCTAAGGATGCTGCATCTGCAGTTGTAACCAAGCGTACAACCAAGCCAAGTCAGGCTGAAACGGATGTTTCTTTTACTGAATCCATGATTAGCAAGATGTCTATGAAGGAGTTTGAGAAAAACCAAGACGCTATTATGGAAGCACAACGTACAGGTAAATTTATTTATGATCTTTCTGGTGCTGCAAGGTAAATAAAAGCTTGACAACAAAAGATTACTAAGTATAACTATACACGTAAGACACTAAAAGGAGAGAGAAGCCCTACTTTAGGTAGCTACCTTTTCTCTCCTACACTACTAAGCAACAACATATTAGTTAAGACCTACCTGAATTTACAGGCCCGTTGTAACAACGCCACCCTTAGAAATGCAGCCTCTTCAACTTGTGTTAAGCTTACTTAAACCTAAGCCAAACATTTAATGGAGGAACCATCATGGCTTTTACAACCGCAACAGGTTACGGGAATTTACCAAACGGTAATTTTAGCCCAGTAATCTATTCAAAAAAAGTACAGCTTGCATTCCGCAAGAGTACAGTAGTTGGTGACGTTACCAACTCAGACTATTTTGGTGAAATCGCTGCACAAGGTGATACCGTCAAGATTATCAAAGAACCCGAAATTTCTGTCTCAGAGTATGCACGTGGCACGAATGTCACAGCACAAGATTTGCAGGATGACGATTTCAATTTGGTCATTGACAAAGCGAATTACTTTGCTTTTAAGATGGACGATATTGAAGAGGCACACAGCCACGTCAATTTCATGGACCTTGCAACTAGCCGTGCTGCCTATCGTTTGGCAGACAACCATGACCAAGAAGTTCTTGCGTACATGTCAGGCTATAAGCAGTCTTCTTTGCACAGCAAAGG